CCAAACCGGGCGTCCGAACCGTCCGCTTCCTTAATATCCGGGTCCAGATAGACCGTGAGCGGGTCTTTGACCCTGCGGATATAGATTTCCTGGTCGAAACTTTGGTCGGTGTCGGAGGGGTAATCCGTGACCAGCCGAAGCCAGCCTATGCCGCCTTGGACCTGGAACAATGTCGCGGTGTCATATGCCGCCTGGGCGTTGGAGATGTATTCGATATGCCGGATTACGCCCTCATAGACTTGGGCGGCATCATAAGTGGCCCCATTGCCGACCGGGCGCACCCTGACCGCAGGCTTGTTCTGGCGGGCGTCGTTAATGATATTGAGATTATGCTGCCGGATCTTGTTGATGGTCAGGCACGGGCGCTCATCTATGGTGCCATAGCCGCGGGCCGTGCGGCTGTTTTCGTCCCATTGGTATAGGTTGTCGCTGTCACCATTGGCGAACTTGACATCCTCTATGAACCGGAGCCGGGCGTCATTCTCATAGGTGGCGCAGATGTCAAAGCGGCGCTGGGCTTCCTTGACAATGCGCTCGTCGGGAGTGCCGCCGTCGTCCTTGTCGTTGTGATATGTATCTTCGGTAGCCAATTACAACCTACGATTGGTGTTGGCCCCGTGTTTTCTGACACCGGCCAAAAGGAATACAACTCTAGCGCGTTAGCGCCCCATCCAGGATGAGCCGCCCATGAGGTCGCCAGTTGGCCGGCGCGGGCCAATGGTCTTTACAACCTGTGTCTTAGCCATGCGGCGCATCATAAAGGCATACCGGGACGCGCACAGAATATCGTCCTTAAGCTTCACGATCTGACCGTCTTTTCGGTGGTATAGCCGCTTTTCCGAAAACCAGCCGCCGCAAGTGCTGAATACCTTCCAATGCCCGGTTTGCATCATATCGAGCATTTCCAGGACGCCGGCCTCGACACCGCTGCCACCATCGGGGAATGTAGCCCGTTCCGGCAACATGCTAAGACCTTGTTCCCTATACTGAGCCGCCAGTTCTTCGCAGGAGCCGCCCTTATCGTGCTGGAGCCCGTCATGGGGCCACGCGGTCGGTATCCACCATCCCCACGGCTTGATTGCGGCCGCGTGCATGATCGGACCCTGGAGCCGGACGCTGTATTCCTTGCAGATGTAGAATACATCGGAATCCCGGTCCCAGGCGCAATTAACCGCCCCGAATGGATGGTCGTAGCCAAAATCCACGCCATTGATCTGCGGCCAATGGTGGGGAATGGGGAACGGGGCAATCGTTATGCTCTCGTCTGCTACCGGGAATACCGCACCCGAGCCTAGGACGGGTATTCCCTTGGATCTGGCGTCCCGTTCATGGGGCGGATAGCCGGCTATAATCTCGGCGCGGCGCTCGGGCGTATAATGCTCCGCGTCGTCGATCGTCATCATGGTCACGCAGCGGCTGATAGCTTTGCCCTTTCCTGCAATTCATTCAGCATGACGTCGGTAAGGAACAGACTGACCACTTCACTCATGCCCTTGAGCGGGGTAAAGGTTATAATGGCTAAACCGTTCCTTGCCTGTAGCCGCGTGATGCCCTCGGTGTAGATATCGAGCGGCGGTTCCTCGTCATACCAGACGCCGTCAAGGGTTTCGCCCTGCCACTTCTCCCGGCCCTTTTCATAGGATTTGAAGGCGCAAACCGATTCCTGGGCTTGGACGTCACCCCCACCGCCCCAGCGAACCACGATGCTGTCGATCGCATTGGGAAGCCCGCGGGTAATGTCCCGATCCTTGAGACAATCGAAGGGGATAGCGCCTGTTCCCCACAATTCCTGCTGCTGCGGAGGGCCAACCAGTATGCGCTGCGGATTATCCCGCGTGGATTCTCCGGTTACACCCGCAGCCCAGAACCGCACCGGATGGTCGAATACATAGCCATCCCACCAGTCCGGGTATCTCCCCGTCAGGTGCATGGCCCATTCATTGCCGCCAGCCAAGGTCTTGCCGAGCTGGTTGCCAGCCATGAACAGGCGCTCGGAATAGTGCTTACCCGCCCGGTGGAATTCCAATTGCTTGGGATACGGCCGATAAGCCGCAAGCCTGTTCTGGCTTGCCCTAGTTTGTGTCTCTCGCTCCGCCGCTTTCAGCAAAGCCGAGAGCATTTCGGGCGGCATAGACGAGAGCGGCGAGCTGTTCATCGCTAAAGCCGTCAAAGGCGTTCTCTTTGATTTCGATCTGCTTGGGCAGGATGGATGCGATAATCTTTAGATATTCGTGGGGACGCTCTCGAATGACAGTTTCGATCACGCTGGGCCCCTGCGCCTGAAAGCTCTGCTGCAAGGCGTAAAGAAAATCCTCGTTCAGTTTGTTGCGCGAGCCTTTTGGGCGGCCGGGATTTCCAGGCAGGAATCGAACGCCAATCGGCATTTGCCTGCGAGGCGTAATTTCCCCGTTGTTTCGCGGCTCATCCATTATTTTGTTTCACGTGAAACATTATTTCCCGCGTCCGCGTTTTCCGGCTCTGCGTTTCTCGCTGTAAGCTATTGCCACGGCTTGCTTTACAGGCTTGCCGGCTTTTACCTCGGCTTTGATGTTGTGCTCGAAAGCCTTTTTAGACTTGGATTTTTCGAGGGGCATTTGAAATCTCCTGCGAGCGTTTTTTCGTTAGTATTGAGCAAGCCTCAGCGGCATCACGTGCGGCAGACGCTGCGGTTCTAGCGTCTGCCGCAGCAGAGAGTGCCAACACAAGGGCCATAATAGCCATCGTGATAGCGATTATTTCAATTATTGCGACAGTAATTATCATCTTGATATCGTTTAGGTGCGCGTCGAGTCATTGCGACGAAGCAATCCCTCACAGCGGCCCTAAGCTGCTCATCGGTAGGTCCGAGAAGCTCGGGAAGATCCCGAAATACGTCAACCCCCGCCTCTATCATTGCCGGGGTAATCTTGATTTCCGCATTTATGAGGTGTGTCGGCCTGTCGGGCTCCAAATGCGTCACCTATTATTTGCCTTCCTTGGCGAGCTTGCCGACGCCTGGCTTGTCTGTCGGTTCCTTGCCGCCGCCTGCTGGGTTGGAATGATGCTCGCCGTGAGCGTGCTTGTGATGGTGGTCTGTCTTGTGATGTTCGTGCAGATAGTTGCAGGCTTCTGTCATGTGCTTTTGCGAAGACATGGCGTTAATCCTTTCCGGTTAATATTCGCCCATTAACCTGGGCATTTCGCGGTAAACCGTGTCGATCTTCGTTTTGACATAAGCCACGCGGCCGTCGTCGGAACAACCTTGGCAATCGTCCAAAGCCAAGGCCATGGCGCAACTTAGCAGGCCGGAGGCTGAAACTATACCGGGGCCATATTTATCCGCCGCGGCATGTTGTAGCCGCATTAAGAAATCATCGTTAACAGCCATGGTGTTGAGGGCGCAAATGGCGGAGAGCTCGTCGGTCGCGCGCTGGACCGTAGGGTTTTGGGTCGCGTCCTTGATGGCGCGGATCAGCCTTTGCACTTCCTGCTGGCGGGTCATTTAATAGAGCCCTGTTAGTGTCCCTGTAGTGAGGCCAGTAGTTCGCACTTGCACAATACGCATTTGCGGAAGGGACGGCACGCCTTTGGTGAGGGTGATGATGACGGGCGTTGTGCTGTTCTCCAGCACCACCTTGGCATTGCCGTTTGCCGAGGCCACTAGAGACAGCACAACCGGACTTAGTTTGGCTCCGCCGGCCGTGACTGCGGTAATGACCGTGGCATAGGATAGTGCTGGCACCAGCACATTATTGGGATTGTTGGGGTCGGCAACGGCTGTTGCCTGCCGAACGGAACTGCCGGTTGTCATGGACAAACCTCGAGAATTTGATGCCCCGGTTTACGCCCAATCCGGGGCCACGTTGGGAAGGGAGCAGGGGGTTGCTAGCTGCCCGCGTGGGGAAGTTCAATATACCATCGCCATCGGACCAAGATTGGCCGTGTAGGTGGTCGGCGGCGTGATACTGGCGCTAGTCCCAAATACCCCGGTCGCGGATCCGGTCAGCGTCGGATTCACATCACTGTTTAGCGTCGCCAGTTTGGCCGTGGTGCCATTGGATTGAACGGCTATGAAATACTGCCCCGGAACGGTCAGGGTATAGGTCGTGGTGAACGCAAACCGCTGCCAGGTCGAAAGTGTCCCCACCAGCGCCCCGGCCAGTGCCGAGGTAGCTATCATCGTGCCGGCCGCATTGTGCAACTCGACCAGCCAGTTATCGGTGCCGCCGGTGGTTCCGATCAGGACTTGGATTCCGGTCAGGGTTGCCGGAAAACCCAGCTGGATAGACGAAAAATAGCGGGATCCCGCTACCATCGTCTTGTCCTTGACCTGCCCGAAATACAGATTTGCGGCAATCTGCTGGACAAGGCTCGAGGCCGCAGTCTGCGGGTTTGCGCCGCTCGCTATCTCGGTGTCGAAACTGTCGAATTCATTGCCAGTCCAAAGCGTCTGCTGGGGTACGCCATTCGCAAGCCATCC